CTTTTACAACACTTTTCCCCACCGACTGATACATGCTAGGAGTACTTCTCGCTTTCACATCCATTAATATTTTATACTGCATTTTTCCTCCGTTGATTGGGTCTTCGATTGGTTCTTCAATCGGGTCTTCAATTGGTTCCTCGATAATTGCACCTGTTTTCATTCTTACCCCTAAAACATTTGCAACTCTTCTCATAGGATGTTCATATCCTGAAACCACATCTTCCCCGCAAGGAACGCCTATGACTGAAGGTTTATTATTATCCATGATAGCCAAGGTTGTAGAACCACCACCATCAAGCATTACTGCATAATCACAACCAAGTGAAACCATTCTTTCCGCAACTTCCCAAAAATTCATTCCATCTTTGCTATAATAGTCTTTACCATCACAAACAAAGAGAAATACCTTTGATTGGTCTTTACTGTATCCAACAGCACTTCTTCCCCGAATATCATCTCTTGCTTTGTTAATTGAAGTTACCTTACCATCAACAACAAGTCTGTTAGGATATGAAATTGCATTCCACAATGGAGTCTGATAATCTCGTGAAATTACATTCTCTTTACTGATATAAAGTGTTTCTTCAACACCTCTTTTCCCGTAAGCTTTTCCTTCACTAGAACCAAACCCCGCAATGGTTGTACTAACAAAACCATCTCCATTGATTGCAATGTCTAACTTATAAGGCTCTAAATATTTTGGAACATACATTCTTGACTGTAATTGAGGACTTACAAAGAAATCGCATTTTGATTTAGTCAATTCAATAACATGATACTTTGTTCTACCTTGTGGTAGATAAGCCTCATATTCTGTATATACCGCTCCATCGTAATAAGTCCTTTCGGATATTTTCTTATCCCCTTCTGGTTCTGGAGGTATGTATACAGAATCATTCAAGTTAAATCTTTTATAAAACTCTTCCAACGTTCCATTGAAATAGTTCATATCAAGACCGCCATTACACCCGTAGGTAGAACCTACCCCGTCTTCAGAATACTGCCAGAATAGCCAGTCTGTAAAAGGAAGGGGAATTGAAGGTTTTGTAACTCCATAATTAGCAATCCATAAAGCATATTGTTTAAAGTATTCATGGAGGCTTGTTGAAACATTATCCTTCCAGTACCAAAACGCCGTGTACAAAACAATTTCCTTATTAGGAATTAGTCTCTTCATTTCCTCTAAAAATATTTTAAAGTTAGCCCCACCTTTATATGCGCCTCCATATGATTCTTCATAATCGGCAAATAGAGGTAGTTCTCCTGAATCATTTTTTACTGTGTCTGCCCATAGTTGAGCCTGAGCCTGTGGTGAAACTCTGGAATCATAAAACCAATATGAACCTCTTGGCAAGCCAGCCTGTTTTGAATCATACCAGTTGACATCAAACTTTGGGTCTTTCCAAATGTTTTGCCCTGCTCGAATGATAACAAACTTCATTCCAGCATTTTTCATTTTTACAAAATCAATTCTTCCGTTGGCATTTGCCTCATAAAAGGCAACATCACATCCGAGTATCATTTTTTAATAACTCCTTATCAACATGCCTATTATTATATTAACCTTTAGCCCATGCTACTTTTTCACCACTAACACTTGCATCTACCCAAATTTCATCTAAGTCTGCCACTTGAAAGAACACTTGTTCTCCAGCATCCAAAGGGTATCCTGTAGATGAAGATATGGCGTTAGAGCCGTTGTTGCCTACATACATTATGCCAGTATTTGCGGGAAGTGCTTTTACAAACACTCCATTGTTCAATGGAACAGATGAGGCAGAAATTTGAACTTCTGTTCCAGCGGTTGTCACTGTAACTTGACCTGTAATTGCACTAGCAACAGAAAGAACTGGAGAACTAACCTTCATCCCAGATGCACTTGAGCCTCTAAGCCTATCCCATGTTGTTCCATTGAAAACATAGGGGAAGGTTGCTAAAGGAGCGGAACCCACAGAACCCGGAGCCGTAATTACTGCAATATGGTTCCCTAATCCATCACTACCAGCCGCACTTTCTCCAACCGCAACCCCATTTGTATCTCCGGGCGTTGTCTGGTCGATTGATACTGTTCCTAATGTTATATCTCCACTAAAACTCGCAGGAATGGCATAATCGCCAAGCGTCAAGTCTGGTTTGATTATTTTCCAAACACTTGTGTCTGTCAAATAAACTTTCTTACCTATTGCTACTGCACCAGTAATTTTATCATCTGCAATATCTGTTGATAAAGCAATATAACTAGGTTCACTCTCTTGTGAAATAAATTTTAAAGCCATCTATACCTCCTGATTTAACTACTAATTTTATATAACGGTATTGAAAAGTATAAAAGATTATAATATTTCATCTCCTATTCTTCTATCTGGACTTCTCCCGACATCTTTTACTCGTCTTTCTTTGAAATGGGTTATTTCTACATTTTCAACTCTTGGACTTGCACCAAGGATAACATCGAATATCATTCTATAGGATGAATTTCTTTCTAAGATTGAAAGTCTTTCTTCCAACTCTCTTTCTATTCTTTCAGTTTCTTCTCTACTTTTCTCAACATCTTCTTCAGCTTTTAAGGCTCTCTGTTCTGCAACGAGCGCACGATTATTTGCAAGTTCAATAGATTTGTTTACGCTTTCAAGATATTGACCTCTTTCAAGCATTCCGATAGAATTAGACCTGTTTTTCCCATTTGCTATATTCCATGCAACCGTTATCATTGCGATAATTAAACCACCTATCCCTGCAATGTCAGCGTAACTCATTTGTTCATCCCCATTCTATAGCAAATGAGAGTTGGGAAAAGAATAAGAAGAAGCGTTAGGGGTCGCATGACTTTTGAAAAGTTTGAAACCATAGCAAGTCCATCAACATGAAGAATCGCAAGCAGGTATATGATTCCCATTGCAACTTGAACCAAACCCATTCCTATCATATTTTTTTTTATAACTTCATCTTCTTTAAATTTCAACGCTACTTTTAGAACATATCCGCCACATACAAGTCCTGATAAAAACCCGACATAAGACAAGGTTTCGTACACTATTACATCTATACTCATATATACACCTCTTTTAATTTGATTTTATTTTATATGTTCTCCTTATATTAATAGGTAACAAAAAACAACTAGAAAAATCTAGTTGTTTAAAATAGTTGATTTATTATTCATCTCCTGAAAGATTTTTTTCTAAATTCCCACCGTCTTCTCTTGTTTGAGATGCACTATCACTTAAGTCATTGTCCTTAGATGAAGGTCTTCCGCCTTTATCTGAAGTTGGGTTTTTACCCAAAGTAAAGCTTGTTTGAATAGGTGTTAGTTTATCCACAAATCCAGAAGCCTTTCCTTCTTCCAATTGCTTAAGAAAAACGTGAGGAAGCATTCCGATTGATGCGGCTATTTTTTGAGGCAACACAATGCCCTTATCGGATAATGTCATTTGAGTTTCAAATCTTTCTTTTCGATTTGTAAAAAACTCAGTACCCTCAAAATCAAATCTAAACTTATATTTACTTGTATTTTTATTGACATAGTAATCAAGATAATCTGAAAATTGAGGATAAACATAAGTCATTAAAAACTCATCGACATTTATTGATAATTGACTTTCAACGGAGTTATTTTTATCAAGAGTATAAATAAGACGAGAGTTTACGCCGCTTGACGAACTGGCGGTTTTTAAATATTCCTGGTAGAAAGGACTGTCGAGTGGAAAAGATACGCCTTTCATATCTTCAAGAGGAGCAACCCCAACTTTTACAGATTCGCTTAGTCCCGCTTTTAATAAAGCTAAAAATTTACCTAACATTTCTGGGCTAATAGCAACTGAATCTTTTACGGTAGCTCCTTTTACAGATTTATCAAGCAATGGAACTTTTCCAATTAGCAATTTACTTGCACTTGCAATATAAGAATTTGTTTGTAATTTTCTTATTATTGGTTGAGTAACCATATCTGGAAGCAAAGGAGCGAGAAATGGTACTTTTGTTGCCAACTCTGGACTAAACTTAAAAGACCAAAATCCATCTTTTGGTGACGTTTGAACCCATTTTACCCATGCCTCATCTCTTTGGTTTATCGGAGCCGATGGTTTATAATTAGGATTGTTTTTGATAAATGCTTTTTCATACATTTTTTTAAAAATAGGTGGATACATATTTATATCAACGCCGGATTGTAAAAACCAATTCATATCAAAATCAAATAGCATGCCATAATCCCAACGACCAGTAATTAAACAATAATTTTTAGGAAGTTCTTGAAGAGTATATTTATCCCCTTCCTCTCTCATAATAGAAAAGAAAACCTCGTTTCTAACCATTTGTCTTATTGCTGTTTTAAATTCTTTTTTTACATTAAAAGAATCCAAAAAATCAGTAAGAATTTTTAAGTCGTTCTTATATTGTTTTGAAGAATAATCACTTTCCTTCATTTGATTTTTACAAGTATAAGTTAGGTCAAACGAAAGCATACCAGATAGATATAGCAAAATTCTTCGATATAGCATACTTGTCATTTCAGTAAATTCGCTATACCCAATCAATGCTTGTTCAGAATTCTTTGGATTTTCCAAAGCTTTATCTACAGCGTCAACAGTTGCAACCATAGGAGAAAGACCTACATCTTGCATTCTTTGATTTATCAATAAAGGATTGCTATAGCTATCATAATAATATGATGCAAATTTTAATACGTCAAATACATCGGATTCTGAAATTTTTAATTCTTCTTCTTTAGTGGTAGCGGTACTTTTTTTTGGTCTTGCCATTATTTATGTACCTCCTTTTATTTTTTAATATATTCCTGTTACATTTAAAAATTCATCTTCACTTTGTTCACTTTCTTTCAACAAATCATTATCAAGAAGTGAAACAAAAAAATTTCCATAACTCACACTACTATAACGGTCTTTTCGTCCGTTGTCAGGTTCAGTAAGTTTGATATTACCTGAAACCAAGCTCATAGATAGATTTATACATTCGCTAATAAATAAACTTGTTTGAACATATGGAGCAAGAGCATTGGCTTTAGTAAAACTATCCTCAACATCCATATAGCCCTTAATATTTTTTGATAAATATTCATCAGCGGTATTTTCATCCATCAAAAACGAAATCATTCTTTTTTGTAATTTATCTCTCATTTCAACGGCAATCTTACTGTTCAATGATGCGGATGCATAAATTGGATAAATAATTTGCAAAGCATTTAAGCCAGTTGTTCTTTCAAAAAGTTCTGTGTATTGTTTATCTTCAATTGACTTGTGTGGCATAATTGTCATTGCAGGATAATCCAAGTCTCTTTCATCATCTCTAGTAATAGCACCTAAAGTATCATAAAGTGAAATGCCAGCATTGCCCAAATCTAAAACAATATAATCTGTTTCAAAATCATACCATAGTTGTTTTATTCTTAAGGCTTGTAATAAAGTATTTTTGCCACTATAACTTTCCATATAGACAAGTTCTCTTTGATATCCTTTATTAGTAGGAATAAGTCTAAAGCATGAAATAACCGTTAAGTCATTTGATTTACCTGCACGAGTAGCCATATCTATAGATAAAATACGAATTTCATCATCTGTTTTTGGCATTGTAGAATTAACTTTCTTGCTGGAGTAATCTTCTCTTTTAACGGGATAAAATGCTTTTTTCAAAACCCTATTTCGTTGAAGCATTTTTAGTTTATAATAAGCATCACCAGATTCTCCAATTGGGATATTTAAGTATTCCAGTTGAAAACTTAATTCGTTCATAAGTTCTTTATCTTTTTCTATAGCCGCAGGTGTTTTTATTTTGTGATGAATAGCTGTCAAATAATCGCTTGCAAAAAACCCAACGTTTTTACCCAACAACATGTTCTTTATCGCTATCAGAGTTTCACGATACCACCAGCCACTTGTATAATGAGCTGAAGTAATATGCATCTCTTTTGCTTCCTCTAAAGGAACGTGATTCCATTTAGGGTCGCTATTATAAGGAACTGGTCTTACGTAGGAAAAAGGTCTAATGACATCATCTAAAA